TGTGGGTTATCCATAATTGTGTCATAGTATCATCTCTCGCAGGGTGTATGCCAACAGGGGCTTGGGTATAAAAGATTCGGTGTCATTGTTTCGACCCCCAATCTCCGCTAAACAGGCTCGCAGTGTCCTGTTCATCTTGAAAATTTAAGACCGTTGGTTTATCATGGATGATGTGTTGGTAATCGCTGTCTTTCAACAGTGAAACGACAGCCCGAACATTCTCTATTCTCCCAGTAATTGGCTCAAACCACTCACCTTCGGTTGGCCGCAACCCAAACACTTTCAGCAGGTGCTTTGGCACAGCCTTCTGTTTGTCGGGGAATATCACCTTACCACGACCCAACCCATCACTTGAAAGTGCCAATATAGTGAATAAGATCTTAGGGTCAACACGAAGTGTCAATTCCCTTGCCACGAATTGTATCACTGGATTGTTGGGGATTGTGCAATTCATGGTATCGAGTATCATGCGCTCACTTGATTGTGTTTTCAATAGCATATTGGCAACCTCTAACCTATCCCAGTTTGTCATGAATTGACGCATAGTGTAAAACAAACCATGCTTTCTTTCTTCAAATATTATGTCCACAGAATTAGGGCACACGGAGAACCAGTCGTTTGTGTCCAATGACTCATCTTCATACAGATTCATTTTCCAACCTCCCCAAGATGTTAAGCACATCGTCATGAGTTTTCAAAGGTTCCTCATCCCAATATTCCCAATTCACTACGCTTTCATAGCCTTCGGGATCTTTAGTGAAGTCTTTGAATGGCTTTACCAAACGCAAAAGCCTCGTTAAGTGTTCGGGTTTAGTATAGCGTTGCTGGACTGGTAATCCTTGCGACTTGAGCAATTTACTCACCTTAGCAGGTATCGTTTTTCTTCCCATTATATCGCATTCGGGGCGTATTTGGTAGCCCGTTTGGTTCCTTGTGGTCAAGCGTGAGGCAATTCTAAACCTCGCATTTGTAGCCAAATACAACAAAGCGATGTCGTTTTCATTCATCAACATCACCTACCAAATACTCAATATCCTCCACAGCAACCACATCGGAAATGCCCATGCTTGGTGCTAAATCAGTGATAATACCTTGCAGGTGTATTCCTCGTTCATCGTAATCGGCTGTATGGACTTCGACTTCAACAAAGGTGGCACCTTTCATATCCACCCGTGTGCCTTCGGCGGCTGTGGATTTTTCAGTCAAACGGAATAGACGCTTTTGCACATCCGGTTCGGCTGTAATTGTTCCGACCTCATAGTAGCCATCGATCCCATCACGGGCACCAATACGCCAGCCAGTCAATGCAAGACCTTTGGCTGGCTCATGCCTCCACACACCACCTAACACACGGAATACCTCTCCCCTATGTTTTGTGCTGAACAATACAGTTTCATTAGGCGAAGTAGTAAAGGTAGTGCTTGCCTCAAGGTTGTGTAAGAAAACAACACCATTCTTAGGTGCGGCACCTATTACTTGCTTCATGTTATCAACACGCTCTATTTCTTTGAGTAGTAAATCCGAAACAGTTTCCTCAAGCCATTCCCTTCTTGCATTGTAGTCTTTGTCGAATATTTCAGTGTCCACTACATGTAAAGCATCACAGACCTTCAACGGGAAATCGTCTTGTGGTGTGTGTTCAACGATGTATATTCCGTTTGGTAAGCACGCTGTCAATTGTGTAGTATCTATATCATCGGTTTCTATTTCTTCACCGTGCGGATCGTATGTCAAACAATAGAATGTTGGGTGTGTATGTAGCGTCAGTCGTTCACCACGAATAACCTCCATAGCCATCTTAGAGAATGGCTTTTCCATATCAGTATGCCTTCTTGGTAGTGGCAACAACATGCGCTCGCCAATAGTTGGAACCCCAACCAGTTTATCCTCATTAGCCCTAAATGACAATTCCTTTAGCGTGGTGAACATTGATTCCCGCTTCAACCTTTCAGCCGGTATATCGTGGTGTTTAGCCAGTGCGTGAATAATATCACGCCTCTTGAAAGGGTTGGCGGTTCGTGTCAAACGAAGGATAAACCAGTAAGCGTCTTTAGGTTCACTACGCTTGAGAACCACACGCATAGCAAACGCACGGATGCGGTTGTCGGTTTCATCAAGTATGTCTTGCATCCTTTGATATGCGAAACCAAATGTCATTCTCGTTTCCTTATCCTTTGGTGCAAGGTTCGACATCAAATCAATGATGTCGGGATCGTCTTGACATTCTTCGGGGTAAAGGTCGGTGAGATGATAAAATATCTCACGCAAATCCTCATCAGTCAATTTCCTGTCAATGCGACTATCCTCGTAAAAGAAGTCTATCAGTTGTGGTATATCACGGGGCGAAAGAGCAAACGCTGATTCCGCTACAACCGCAGGTCGCCTAACACCATTGTATGCTTGGCGACAGCAAGCGGCTATGTGGCGGAAATTGACGCTCATGCTCATTCCTCGCTATCCGGTAAAATACTGGCAAGATGTTCAGCCAGTGGTGGTAAATGCGTGAAGTGCTTTCTTAGTGATTTCTCGTCATAATTGTTGATAAAACTAAACTTATGCTCGACAGCATTTTCCTTGTATATCGAACCATCTTCATACTCTAAGCGAAAGACACGAACACCACGATTGTCAACACATACTGTGTTAGCCCCCACCATTCGTGCTACATCACCAGTGTGATTGTTCACCCATCGTGCGCCTATTTCAAATCCATCTTCGTCAATACCCAGCATTATATCACCAATCCCATGTCATGAGTCGAAACAGTAAATCCAGCCATTCTCTAATCATTATTATCACTCTCATCGAAATATGCAGGATCGACTATCTTATCTTTCCATGCGCTAACGAAATCATCCCATGCGGCTATATCGGGGTATTCCTGTAATATCTCATAGCGGTATGCCCATACCCAACGCCTGTTATCTCGCCTACGGTCAAGTGGTAATACCTCTATGCCTTTACCCCACAAATCCTTTGTGGCACGCTTGATGGCTTTGATACCAACACGATTACCCGATAGTTTAGCACAAATATACAGGCAATCAACCAACAAAGGCTTCGGGGCACGACCAACACGGCCAACCGCCTTCAACCAAATACTGTGTGCTGTGTCACAAACTACCAACCATGTTTCATCTTCGGGGTCGGCCAATCTCCAACCTTCGCTCTCAATCAAATGATTAGCAAGATCTAAAAGGTCGTCATAGTAACCATCAAACCATGCTTTAGTGAACGCTGTTGTTTTCATTCTTTAGCCTCCAATTTGTTAGATACTGGCTTCATCTTTTTGTCCGTCTTATCAAACAATTCGGACATGTTTTCCTCGCTTAGTAACTTATTGAGCATGTCACGCAATTCCAGTGCTTCATCTTCTGTAAGATAAAATCCCTTCTTTGTGTAACCGACATGGCCTGTCCTGTTTGGTGCAACACGATAGACTCTAATGTTCATTATGCGGCTATCGTGGGCATCTTGTGTCAAGACATGGACTTCTTCACCAGCACTGAAAGATGTTTCAATCTTACCATGCAAGGCTTGATTGTAGCGATTGTCCGTCATTGATTCCGCCTCCATTTATTCATCCTTCGGACTAATTGATCTTGGCCGAAATACATAGTGGGATATTTGGTTGTTAATTTCTCATGCAATTCTTCGACCGCTTTGGCGGCTTCAAGCATAACAGCATGGACATCAACATCGGCAAGTGCTTCATCTATGGCATCCTCAATGTCTTTCCCCACTTTGTCACAAACAGCCGTGTTTAATTTACGCTCTATTCGTTCTTCATGGGTAGTCACTTCAACCACAGCGAGTCTTTTGTTCAAGTCCTCCATCCATTTAATCATACGCTGATGTTCATGTTCTAATTCGTCAATAGACTCTTGAAGTTTCTTGATACGGGCATAGTAAATGTTGGTTTCTTGCGGTGAATCACTCATTGTAAATCCTCCTTTTCCTGTCCATCAATTGTGTATGGATAATCACGATAAGCCTTTGTTGGGTTTTCTTTTAACCAGTCCATAATGTCTAACACATATTGGTGCCCTTCACCTTGTAATACAAGATCTTGGTGGTGCTGGTAAATAGAATCGAAAGCAAGAGCCTTCTTCATCCATTCACCTATCATGCGCTCATTAGTATTAATTGGTTGAGAACCTTCGGTCATTCAATCCCCTCCAATTGTCCAAACACATCAATGAAAGAAGGAGGGTTGCCCGATGCGACCACATCGGGGCTTTCCTCCACTGTTTGTGCCGAAACATCAGCCGAACCCCCGTTGGCCGGAATCGGCAATAGCACATCAGCAGGGGATGGGATGTCTGCCGTGTCGGTTTGTGCTATTGGTGGAGTGGAGTAATCCATAGGAATAGGCACAACAGCCATGCTGGTGTGTGTAGCACCGTTGGTAGTGCCCACGAATGATGTCTTTAATTCAGCCATCCATTCGGCCACTTCAACAGCGTGCTTTAGTGGCGGTGCCGCATCTTTGTTGAATTTGAATTTACCATTGTCAACGGTCATACCCGACTTCAATGCCTCTTTGACTTCGGTAAGTGCTTTGTCAGCCACCTTACCGTTTAGCATACCAATCATCTTGTCAAGCAAGATCTCGGCTACCAATGTCGGTGGAACATTACCAGTTTTGACTTTATCCGACAATCCGACATCGTTAGCATAGCCATGCCCCCTCGTCTTATTGTTCTCGTCACATGGTTGAAGGGTAACAAACATTACATTCGGTATTTCGACATCAACCACTGGGTTAGCGACAGCATTGGGTCGGCCATCATTCTCTTTGCGCTCATCAGCGTCAAGTAATTTACCGTTCCTTTTCAGCCATTCAGCCTCAAGACATGTGCCAAAATCACGCAAGGTTGCCCCAACGCCAGTCAACGACTCTATCTGTTCATCATTCAATGCTTCAACAAATTCTGCAAATCTTTTCTTACTCATCAGTAAATCACCTTCCATCTTCTAACTAATTTAGCCTGTTCTTCGGTCAAATAACCAACGATGTAAGAACGCATCATGCGCTCTCCATCTTCACGCCATTCGCCGTCATATTCATCGGAACCGGAAAAGGATTCAAGGACACCGTTGTGAACAAACCTTTCTTCGTATTCGTGCATTCCATCCCTATATTGATGTGCAACGATTGAA